TAAATGAATCCACAAGACCCAGCACAAAAAGCTCAAGCAATGGCAGCCATGTCTGGTGCTAAACTTGGCCCTGATCCAGCCATGCAGCAAGCGCCTCCAGCTCCAATAGAAGGCCCACCTCCTGTTATTGATCAAGCGACCACAAAGGGCGCACCAACAACCGAAGCTGACAACGCCCAACTACCGCCAATTATGTACAAGGTTAAGTTCGGTGAAGACGATGAGCGTGAGCTATCTGAGAAGCAAATCACAGGCACATTTGAACGCTATGGCCAGATGAATGAAATGAATTCAGCCATGCGACCTATCCTTGATTTAGCCAATGGCGCAATGAAGGCAAATCCTGGCCTCACGCCTGAGAAGTTCGCTAAGTCTTTAATAGCAATGGCTAATCAACACAACCCTAAAATGGGTGGCGAAGATCAACGACCAAACAAGCACGTTGATCAAAAGCCTCAGCAAGCAGAAGATATCTCGAAGCAGTTCGAAGCATGGGAAAAGGACAATGCAGCGTCATTACCACCTATGTACAAGGAAATGCTTGAGGGTAATAAGAACACTGGAAGCCAAATGAACCAGATGATGCAGATGATGCAACAGGTTCTTGGTCGCTCACAAGGTATGCTCGACGCAGGTAAGGGTGCAGCAGAACAGGCTGGACAACAAAATGTATCTAACTCAAAGCAGCGTGTAGCAAACAACCTTTCACGAGTGCAGCAAAAACTAGGTCTACCAGACGAAGCTGAAAACGATTTTATGATGTTCGCATCAGAGCGTGGCTACACAATGGAAGACTTTCTTGATCCCGTCCTCACCATGCGTGTCGCTCAGGACTTCAAGAATGGTACGCAAACAGGTGAAGTAGATCGACTACGTGATGTTCAAACTCGCCGTCAATCATTTACTGGTACGCCACCACAACAACCATCAGGCGGAATGAGCGCAGCTCCAGCCGCAGCCGCAGGTAACGCACCACTCGACGCAATGCTTAGTCGTAAATTCGCGGAATAATTTACTCATCGGACTTCCCTAAGTCCAACTCCTCTTAGCCCTGCCCAATAAGCAGGGCTTTTTTTATGACGGGACGATTAATTTATACCCGACCCTTACACTTCAACCATACCAGAAGTCATATCTAGCTTAAACGGTGTCGAGACTATCCACCCAAGCCATGAGAAGGACAGAAGGTTCCTTGCGAAGCAAATGCCGCAAAGACCAGTTTATCTTTTCTTAACTCTCATTTTCGAGGAATTTTGTTATGCCTGTATCAGGAATACAAGGTCTTCGCGGCACTGGAACTTTTAGTACCGACTTTAGACCTACGAACTATCGCGAGATGTTCACACTTTTAGAACCTAACGGCGATGCACCATTAAACGCATTGTTGTCTATGACTTCTTCCGAATCATCTGATGATCCTAAATTCAACAATTTTCGTGACGAGCTACCTGAGCGCGTTATGCAAGTCAACGGCGCTATTTCTAGCACCGCTGGCACTGTCCAAGCAATTACTTTGGACTCAAGCGCAGAAAACTTGTTTGCAATTGCAGGATCAATCTTAGTCAACTCCGCAACTGGCGAGGTTATGCATGTAACCACTACAGCAACAGCAACTACTGTATCAGTACAACGTAACATCGGTGGCACAGCACACGCCATTCTTGATAACGCCGTACTTTATGTAGCTGGCTTTGCAGCAGCGGAAGGCGCGGATACACCTGAGCCTATCTCGTTTGACTCAACCGTAGCATATAACGTGACGCAAATTTTCCGTACTGCGTTCTCTGTCTCACGTACTTTGAAGAATTCACATCTTCGTACTGGCGACAAAGAAACAGAGTCAATGGAAAAAGCGCTCAAGCTGCATATGAGTGACATTGAACGAGCTATGTTATTTGGTGTTAAGCACGTTGAAAATCCAACCACCTCTTCACCCACTCGCTTTACTGGCGGCGTGACTAACGAGATCACTGGCGTTTACAACGTAGCTGCTTCAGAGATTAATGCTGTAGCAAGCACTATGACGGAAAAAGAATTTGATAACTTCTTAATCGAGACTGTATTCGCATACGGATCGAAAGAGAAAATCTTCTTCTGTGGCGCTAAAATCGCTGGCCATCTGCAAGCCATTGGTAAAAACCGTTGGTCTCCTACGCAAGTAGAAGGATCGTACGGTGTGAACTTCGTTCGCTACCAGACTTTCGCAGGTGATCTGTTGGTTCACGTTCACCCACAGTTCCGTCAAATACCAGCAATGAACAGCGCTGCTGTCATTCTTGACTTCCCATTCCTCAAGTACCGCTATTTGGATTCGTCCGATACGCAAATCTTGATGGATCGTCAAGGTAATGGCGAAGATCGCAAGAAGCACGAGTACCTTACTGAATGTGGTCTTGAATTAACTCAAGACAAAGTACATCAGTACATCAAAGGCTGGACTACTTTAGGTTAAGCCCGTCGAGGCTCCCATAACGGGAGCCTCATTTTTTATTAAGAGACACGCATGTCAACTATAAAGAAAGCAGCACCAATAAAAGTAGCTCCAAAAGCAGTAGAACCCGTATCAAAATATGTGATCTACCGGAGCCGTCAGGAAGAAGGTGTTGAGTTTAAAATACGAGGCATACGCGCAACACAGTCTCACGAACACGGTGGCCACTTAGAGTGGAAAGTCCCTGCCGATATAGCTGATTTATTTGATATGAACTACCACGTAATGCGTGGTCGAGTGGCGCGTGTATAACGATGCCATCTATTCTCCCAACTATATCAGACGATTATTCACCTCTTCGTGAATTAATTAAACGCGCTATACGCCGATTTGGTGATTTCTCAGCAGCGTCTATTGATGGTGATGTTGAACTCATGTTCATTGAATTTGCTAATCAAATAGTTGATGACTACACCGAACACCCTTATTACGATGGACGCGCAAACGTCAGTTACTACACCAGTGCAGACGAGCGACGCGCAATCCAAGACCCAATTATACTTTCTGGCTTAATAGCTCATTACAGTTTTCAACAAGCATCTGAGAAGACTCAAGGCTATCAAGCACTCTATTACAAAACTCTAAATCAATTAACGTGGAAAGCCCTCAACGGCAACACACCAATTGAAATAAGACCGACCGATGGCGGTTCCAATCTATCCAAGTCATACATAACAAATGTTACTAATGGCTTGAAGAAAAAACCAACCGTCTAATGGCTAGTACACGATCCAACCCAGCCGTATCAATAAAGCCACAGATAATCTCAAACTTTATTGGCGTTGATTCAAGTGCAGACGTAACCGCACAAGATCGAAGTGACGCCCAAAGCCTAGATATTTGTAACAATGCTTATTGTGATTGGCGTGGTCAGATCACTCGTAACCCTGCTGCATTATTGGCGATCGATGAAACCCATCCGGTTACACACATTAGGTTTTATACCTCTAATGAAGACGTTGCTAATGTCGTTTACGCTGTAGACAATGGCGATTCAGTAACACTTAAGTCAGATGCTAAACACGAACTCAATGATGCTTACAGCGCAGGTTCAGTCGTTAGCTCTACTGTATTCAATGACAAAGTACACTTAACCTCTCAGACAGGTTTTGTTTATTCTTACAATGGCCTTACATACACAAAAAACACATCCAGCTCTATTGCTTTATTGTCACCAAAATACATTGCATCAGTTCAGCGTAGGCTTTGCGTAGCAGGGCTTATCGGCAAGAGAACCGCAGTCCAACTTTCTCGTGTAGATTCAAGTTCGGTATTTCCTGACGATGAATCATCAATCGATGAAAATGTACTACGCGCAGGTCAGATAGATATCGGAAACCTTATCGGTACTGCTGATGAGATTAAAGGTATCTCCGCGTTCGAGCAGCGCTCTCTTGCAATATTTACTCGGAACAAATGCATTGTCTACACAATTGATCCAGACATCGATCAATGGATTATTGATAGCCGCACAAACATTAATATTGGAACCATCTCACACAACACAATCAAGCAAGCAGGAACAGACCTTTTATTCTGCTCTGAGCGTGGCATCCATACAATCGCACGATCACGAGACAACGGTATTTTAGTATTTGCAAGCGTACTATCAGCCAGCATCGATCTAACGTATCGAGCCTTAATAAAGCAGGTTAAAAACAAAGAAGCAATCAGCGCGGTATGGGAGCCTGAAACCTCTCAGTACCATGTCTTTTTTCCAATCACTTCTACGATCTCAAAAAGGCTGACGCTGACTCTAACATCAGCAGAGACTAATCCTAACCGATGGTCAACGGGCGATTATTTAAACGCTTCATGTGGAGACTCTATCGGAGACCGCACCGTCCTTGGTTGTCGTGGTGGCGTGTATGAAGTATTCGATGTTGAGGATAACAATAAGAATCTCGCTGACAACGTGATGACTATTAAAACGCCTATCCTTTGGCACGGATCGATGACCCAAGACAAGTCAACTCACTCATTCTTCA